TCTGTTACCAGTGTACGGGTTTACAGAGTTAGCCGCGTTGCCAACCGTATAACGCGCCATGTCCATGTCATTGTCACTAAAAACCTCCGCCACAGCGTTCCTGATCCGCGGATCGCGGGCCATGTTCCGGTCTATAATAATCTCGTCACGATTAACGTGAGCCAGTTCCGTATCACCGTTACGACCCATTTGAGCCATGCGGTTTGCTACGTCACCCATAGAGTTAATGCCGCGAGGCTGACCAAACGCAAGTACGTTGTCAGGCATTTCATCCATGTTAGAGGTTAAGAAAGACCCCACACCACCTTCGGGAAAATACATCTGTTCTTGCATCACACTGCCCCTTTGACCGTACTTTATCACGAAATCTCTAAAATACTAGCTACAACGTGCAGCCGATTGGCTGTAGCAGCCGTAACTTTTAAGATTTCATCGGCTTGAACCACAAGTGGTGCCGTTAATAGTTCTACAGTTGCATGACCCGCAATAGTTTTACTGTCAAACAAAACAAACACGGCGTTTGACGCGTCGGTTATTGTAAGCGTTAAGGTATCACCATTGTTACTATCATCGCAAACCAAAATTGACTTTACTACCGCCGTAGCAAACGGACCGCACGTATACAGCGTGGTTATGCCTGTCGTTGTGAGGTCCGCTTTTGCGTTTATATATGCGTTAGCCATCAGCCCATAAACCAGCTTAGGGCAGTCGTATCATCGTCTGCCACCTGTTGAGTGTTGTTGAATTGATTCAAAAACACGGAAAAAGAACGAACGACCTCGTTTAAGTACTCTTGGTTGTACTCTTGAGGAGGAGTAGGGAAAAACGGTACAGGCGTGTTGGTAGCCATTATCTTCTCCCGTCGGGTCTAATATCTACACGAGGCACACCCAATCTCCAAAGTACGTTTGCGTCGGTAGACTGTAACTTGAGCGTAAAGCTACGGCCCCGTAACCGTGTAAAGTACTGGTTTGTGTACTGATCCACAGGCGTACTGGATGTTTTAGATATAGTGTTTGTTGAGGAGTTCTGATCGACTTGCCCCGGAAAACTTTTAGTCTCCAAGATAAAGTCCAAAGAAGAGGTATCGACTGTTTCTCTAAAGTTGATGTCCGGTATAACTCTATTAATAAAAGAAAACTGATTGCCGTCTGTAATAGACATATCACCCGACTCAATAAAGGAAGTCATAGCCGCGCCGTCATCTTGTGCGCCCACCTCTTGATTATACAAAAAGTTGTTAGTTCCCGCCGCGAGAGGCAACGAAGAAATACCACGATCCAACCACGCCGTTCTAGCTAGGTTTCCTATAAACCAAAGCTTCTCAAGGTAATTGTAGACCACATACCTGTCATTCTCGGTTGAGTCCGCAGACGGATAAAACCACCAAACCTCGGAGAAGGACACGTTGGCTCCCGAAACAATCTTGTCAGACTGAGAAGTATTTATGTCATCAAACACATAATCTCGCACAGTGCAGGGTATTCTTTGAACCGCACCCGTAAACGCATAGAACTCCGCCGATCCCATCCAGAATACCGCATCGTCCACCGCAACCGCAGCCTTGGGACTAGCGATGGTAATGTTTTCAGAGATTAAGTTTATACCAAAGGTGAACGGTGGTCCAAGAAACTGCATTGCGTGAATAGAAACGTCTGTGAACACCAGTATCTGTTGCCGAGTTTCAAGGGCTTGAATAATCTTGGAGCCAGAGCTTATACGCAAATCACCCGCTGTATTGGTAGAGGTAGGATACCAATCGACAGGGTTTTCCTGACTGCTAAACCGTATTAACAAAGGGTCTTGGACCCCATTGCCGTCTGTCGCAGAAGAAGTCAGGCCAAGGCCGTCAGCACCAAACGCAATCACATGCCTGTCTCTGTCAGACAAAAGAACCTGTGTGGCTATGGTAGGGACCGAGGTCCGTGTGCCGAGGCCCAAGGCGCTGTCTGTTAGGAACTTAGCTCGTGTGCCTGTACCATTGGTTTTATCCCAATAGTAAATCCTACCGTTTCTTTCGTTCAACAACAGGTCTTCGCCAAAGTTGTCTTGTGTCCAAATGCGTAGATTTGCAGAGGGCGTAATTGTTCCTGAAACAAGGGCCAAGCCCCAGCCAGAAAAATCATCCGCTGTAAGCGCGTTGCCTGTTGCAAGTCGAACGGAAGAACCATCTGCGTGAGTAGCGGCGGTGGTGCCTTTGTGTCCTCTGGTACATCCAGTTAAATCGTTGGAACTTATGCCGCCAACCAGAATAAGCTCGTCATCTATAAGAATAATGTCGCTGGCTACAATACCCGTAGTGTTAGCCACGGTGATCGTGGTGTCACTAGCAGAAAGTGTACCACCCTCATTTACCGTTGTAGTAAGAGCGCCCGTAGTTGTGCCACCCCAAACTCCCGCGCCCCAACCAGTGCCAAACACAGAGCTATTAAGACCCGTACCAATTTGATAGGTTCCTACAACACTACCACCGCCGTTACCCGTATCACTAGCGTTAGCAGTGACGGCAGTAACGCTTATACCACCAGAAACAGTAACGCTTCCTATAGTGCTGACGGTCCTTGCAGATACCTTGTATGTGTTGCCATCCACAACTTCTGTAACCTGATACTCTTGGTTAAGAACGTTTGCTGTAACGTTGCCACCCAAAGAAGCCGCACCAGAGAAAGTAACAAAGTCATTAGCCACGCAACCATGATTAGGGTCCGCTACTGTAATTACGGACGAGCCGTTTGTAGCAGAAAAGGTTACGTCTCCCGCAGATGTTGTCTGCCTAATCGGAGTAACGTCCTTAAAATCAACACCCTCTTTAATGTAGAATTTTAATTCTGTCCCAAGGCCCAAAAACTTTTCGCCGCTCAATGCTACAAACTCATGCATCCCACGGCATAACCCCAAAAAGGCGTTGTTGGTGCTTTTTTCCCAACCGTTTAACTTCTCAGGATACCCAAAGCGAAAGCGTATTTTGTCACAATCTACCCAGCCGTTTTCTTCAGAATACGGCGTAGTTTCTTTGTTAATTCCGGGCTTAAATTTTAAGTTGGTTAATGGCATGGCATCCTCACGACTGCGCCCCGTAAATAGTACCGTTGTTCGTCAGTGTAAAACTATTGCTGTTGGCTTCAATGCCCTTGCCGCCAGCACTGCCAACAGAACCGCTTAGACCGTTGCCGCCACCACGCGCACCCCAACCGCCGCCACCGCCTGACCCATTAAGAGGGCCAGCAGCATCATTGCCGTAGTGTGTGCCGTTGCCGCCAGCACTACCGCCGCTTCCGCCACCGCCTGAATATGAGTTGCCAGCAGCACCGCCCGATCCGGGGAGTATATAACCACCCTGTCCACCGTTAAGACCTCCTGCAAAGGAAACCGCTCCTGCGCCACCGCCAGCACCCCCGCCATTACCGCTACCTGATCCACCAGTTCCCTGTGCCCCAGCAGCGCCTAACGTGGGTGTGCCCGATTGACCACCCCCGCCAGCACCGCTGCCCGGACCACCGTTTCTACCTTGCGCTCCAGCACCGCCACCGCCAGCAATGTACGCACCACTATTGTTAATAATTGTAACACCTGAAGCGGTTACACTAATAGCGTCACCACCAACGGCGTAGTAACCACCCTTACCTACAATGTTACCAGAGTTTTCTATTGTTGCGTTAGGTGTGTCTACAATTAACGCCGCTGTCCCCGTACCACTGGCCCATAGCCAGAAGTCGGCAGGTATAATTAACGTGCCACTTGGAAGTATAAAACTGGAAGTCGTAACGTTACTTCTGTTGCTAAGGTTGTTTATCAAGGTGTCAGTTGGCAACGTAACTATTGACGAGCCGCCAAGCCCAAACCCTAGTATGTCATATCCAAAAGAAGTCATTAGGCATCATTCTTTGCGTCTGTTGTGTAAAACAGTTTTATCCCTAAAAGCCTAGCATCTCCTGTTTGATCGTCTGCCGATACGTCCCGCATAATCTGAAAGTATGTCTGCGTATCTACCGCGGCACTAGCAATAGTAACTGGACCGCTTGTGTCAGAAACCATCAGATCGTTAGACGTGCCACTAAACGCCTTGGCAGTAGTTACAACGTTGGTTCCAAAGGCCGTATTTATAGAGCCATCGTTTGCTATAGAAACACCCGACAACCCCCAAGCCACCGTGCCTGCATCTGTTCCTGTGACAGTCCAGAAAGGTTGAAACGTAATCGTGCCTTCGTTCCAAGATTTAGGAAAACACACGGTAAATTGAGCGTTCTCATCGGAGCTTGGATCAAAGTCCAACACCCTTAGTTCAGGGCCATTTGACAGTTCTACTTGATCTAAACCAGCGCAACCATTTGTGGTATTAGGATGCATGGCCCCCGCTGGAACGTAAATGGTTTCTATACCCGCGACCTTTACCGCTGCGGAGTTGTTGGTCAACGCTCCTGCAACGTCACCCGCCCCTGATATGTCTAGCGTTGCCGCGTCTAATTCACCTGTAAGTGTCAGGTTACGCAAACTTGCTACATCTTTGTTGGCATCAGCCGTAACCGTTTTACTAGCAACAACCGTTCCAACCGCAGCGCCCGTGTCATTGTAGTTTAACTCTGCCGCTGTCGCAGATACCGCTGTACCATCTATAGAGAAAGCGTCTGTCTCTAACGTGCCGTCAATATCAACATTTCTAAAACCTGTAATGTCTTTGTTGGCGTCAACAACAACCGCCTTACTAGCGGTTACCGTACCCGCAGTAACGCCATCCAACTCTGAAATACTAACAAGCGAAGTAAAATCTGTAACAGCCGCCCCTGAACCTGCACCGTCAGCTAAAATAATTGCAGACTTATCCGCAAGAATAGTGACGTTGGCTCCAGACCCCTGCGTAATAGACAGGCTTTGATTTGTGCTGTTAAGGATCATATACATTCTAGCTTTGTCATTTTGCTCTAATGTAACCGTGCAAGTCCCACCCGGAGTTCCCGTAAACCTTACCGCCTTGTAATGCCCATTAGACAGGACAGCCGTAGTTGATAACGCCAAAGTGTAAGATGTACTGGACAAAGCAATAGAAACAAAACCGTTTGAAGCACGGTCTATAATATCAAAGTTGTTGTTGGTGCTGCTGCCCCACGAACCCGATTCATCCCCCGTGGTTATTTTTTTAATCGCGTTAGATGCGGTATATGTAGCCATGACGGGACCTCAACTATAAATATGTTTGGACTATACCCCTGCCAAGCCGTTTAATCAACTACGCAGCGATGTTCGTCCAAGACGGGGTTTGTGACGGGGTTATAGAAGAAAACCCAGAAGATTGCGAAGGCGTTATATTAGAGAAATTAGACGTTTGATTAGGCTCAATTCTAGACCAAACCAAAACATTTCCTACCTCCGCCGTACCAGCAACACCTGTAACAGATACGGAATTATTAACCTTAGAGGTTATGGAACCAACAGACGCGGTAGATGAAACACCCGTAACTGAGACAGACTTATTAACTTCAACGCTAGGCGAACCCACAGAACCCGTAGC